ACTAATCGACAGCAATTAGAACTAAATATTTTATGCCCACTAGAACGTAGTCAAAGTGGTAGTAGAGTATATAATAACGACTGCTATGAGCGCCAAGGATATTTAGCTTATGGATGGAGTGGTGACGTTCCTGACCTATATATCAAAAAGCCTAGTACCATGTACTTCGCTAAATTTGTACTTGGAGTGCCGCTCTTGTTAATGAGCTTATGGTGGGCACTTATCTCAATAATCTACTTTTTGTACTCTGGTCTAAAAGGACAAATATCAAATGGTGGGATACTGACACAAATGTCTCAACGGTATACAGGAATTACCAGTAGACAAAGAAATGTGCTGCGTATCGTCGCAGTACTGAGTTGTATTATTTTAGGTCCAATTACATTAGTGTTAGTAACACCTTGGCTTTTACCACTGATGTTATATTTGGAATATCACGTTAAGCCTCAATAAAACAAAAGGGCACATAAAGTGCCCATTTTTTATTAAAGAACCGAAGATACTGCTTGCAGTGGCAAAGGTTCATCCCATGCGTCTAAACCACTTGATACTGGATTAGTTATTTTATCTAGTATCGTCGTACCTAGTACTGTTTCTAATGGTGATGTTAATGCGTTATCCATCGTCATCATTAGAGAGAGTATTGTACTTGCTGGCTTCTCAGCAAACGTAGACCACACAGGTCGCAGTATACGTAAGTAATACTTACTAAACATCAACAAACCATGATCATTCAAATACTGTAACTGTGGACTTGTCGGAATGTCATAATTTACAAAGTGCTCACTTACTGTATTGAGTGCAGTTTGATCATCCATCTTTTCAGGAGCCATTTCGGTTAAATACTCAAACATAGCGAAACGTGCAGCAAAGTCTGACATTTGAATAGGTTGGTTCATCATTTTGTATAGTGGCGTGTCTTGCGTCACATACAAATATTTACCTAACTTATTTAGTGGTCCTAAACGCTTCGCGTCAGCCCACTCGTCAACCTTACGTGCAGCTTTACTTTTGAAGCTGAATGGGTCTTGTGTAGTTTCAATATCTTCTACGATAGTTTGAAACAACCCTGCTTCCATTAGTTTGTGTACTGGGCTCGTAGACATTAACGTCTTAAGTTTGTTGGCTTCATTTAAGAAGCGGTTGTACTTGTCAGTACCAGCATCTAGCACAAGCATTTCACGCTCTACTTCATAGGCACGTTGACGTAACTTATTGTACTTCGCTGCTTCACGATACCCTCTTACGCTGCCACTGAAAGCTTGGCGTAAAGGTACATCGTTGCCTAGTAAGTGAAGGAAGTTACTGACAATGTTAAACATCGTTGTCCATAGGTTCTTTACTACTACGTTGTCTTTGATAATTGACGTAGCAACTGCAAAACCGTCCTCACCTTTCTTAATACCACGAATCAAAGCACTGATTTGGTCTGGTTTTAATACAGACTCTAACCCATTACGGACAAGGCTTGTAATCATGCCCTGTGCTTCTGGCTTAGTACGGAATATGTCTGATAGACTAGGTTTGCGGAACCCTACAGTAGCGTGAAGAAGTTCACGTTTTATAGGTAAGCGTCTATCAAACTTCTCTTGGATGTACTGCTGTGTATCGTAAGGTAGCAGATTCCAGTACTCTTTTAAGTAGTCTGATTTTGCGTTAGGACTGATGAATACATAGTCTGACTCTTTCTTGTCAGGTTCGCTGTTGTACTGCTCAAGCAGTGCATCGACAACATCGCGGTTACGTTCACGAGTATTACGCTTATCCACTACATTGCCCTGCATGGTCGCAATAGCTTCAATCGCGTTGTATCTTTTTTGAAGGCCGGTCTCACGTAACGCCTCAGACATTTCATATCGGAATGTCTTTATAGAACCATCATTATGGAACGTTGGGATCATCATAACACCAGCTTCACTAGCGACTTTTTTAGGGTCGAAGTTAGGGTTACTTAACCGTGCCAGTGCGTTCTTACGAGCTGTACCAATCATGCCGCCAAGTATTTTATGCTTGTCTTTATAGGTAATTGGTTGTTCAGCTTTCTCCATTGAGTCAATCCACTCAGTACCTTTCATAGCGCCTGCAGTGAAAGACATTGAGCCTGTCACTCTTCGCGCTAATCCCCCATCCTCAATAGCAAATAACAATAGACCTTTAGATGAGTCTAAGCGGTTATCTCGACCAACGGGACTAACTAACTTGTAACCTTGCTTATAAAGGGACTCAGCTTTCGCACTCCCAGGTAATGCGTAGTCATGTGTAATGTGTGGGTTTATTGACTCAGGAGTATACCCCTTCGTCATTTGCGTTACTTCACCGTCAAAGTTAGCTTCCAATGCGTCTAGGCGAAGTTGTTCATATTGTTTCAGCATGAACTCAACGCCATTTTCACTCTTCTGGTTATTTTCTCTAATCACTTGTGAAGCGGCCTTTTTATAGGCTTTAGAGGTATAAGTTAAAGCGTACAGCGATGTTAATGTATCAACTGCTTTGATTGCATCGGCTTTACGGTCTTCTGTTACCTTCTGATTTAAACCAAACAAGTTAACAATCTGGTGTGCGTTCTTATGCAGTACATCAGACGTAGCGTTCCCAGTAACCATATAATAAGCCAATGCTTTAGCTTGGTTCATGTATACCGTACTGTGACGGAAGCCTGACAGTTGTGACTCAACCGTTTTAATCTCATTTTTCAAAGCATCAATGTCTGTTAAGAATTCATCGATACGGTTAATGTCATAACCATTACTTAGTAAGTGTCCTGCGTCCGTTGATAACAACGCTTTATGTAAACTCTTAGCTGTATCATCACTCAATTTACCTAACTTATCTTCTAACAAGGCCATCATACCTTGCTTACCGAATTGACGTTGCTGCTCAATGTCACGGTTAGCCTTACGAGTAAGGTCAATTACCGTGTCCATATCTGGATGGCTTCTACCAAATATCTCAGTAAACGCTTCATTGAACGGGTTTGGTCTATCCTCATTCGCTTTTTTAAACCGTTGACGTAGTAACTCTGTCATTGTGCCGACAGTACCGGTCCCTACCAGTTGGGCAATGTTTGCAGCAGCAGCAACAAAAGGACGTTCTGATTGAGTACGTTTAGTAACAAAGTCCCCTGTCAATGCAGACTTAATAGCTTTGCTTAGATGCGCGTTGAGTTTAGTTTTAACATCTAAGCTACCCTTCTCAAGTAAGTTAAGTTTGAGCCTATTACGATGATTGGTTTGAGCCAAACGATTAAGCAACAGGTCTTGCTTGGTCTGAAGGTTGCCGCCTGAACGGAAGTTACCGTTAACTAGTTCTTCCATACGACCAAACAACTCTATTACCGCGTTGTTAGTACGTGCCCAGAAACTACCGTCAGTATTAGTCTTAGTTTCATCAAGTGACTCCAACACATTACGTACTTCACTAGATACTGCTGAAGCAGCAGCAAAGCGCATTAAAAAATCTGATGCACGAGAGTCTACGTTTTTACCTGCTAGTTGACTGAAAGCGTAATTACCTTTGTTTAGGTTTTTGGTACTAAACAGATAGTCATACTTGGCTTTGGCCCTTTCCACTTCAACTGCGTCATCTTTAAGGTCAGGATCAGGTAGGAAGCTTTCCCAGGTTAATGACTCTTTAGCCGACTCCCATACATCAACGAGCCTATTCTTAACGAATCCTGCATCTAATATTTTACTATCAAGTACCGCTTCCAGTTGCTCCGCAACGTAAGCTTCTTGAGGGTTAAGATTAAATGTTGATTGGATTGCGCTTACGAATGGTCTTGTACCGTTAGACAGGTGAGTTAGGTATTGGTCAACATCATCACCTAATGCTTCTTCCTCTAACTTTAGGTCTGCACCCATCGGGCCAGCGAAGACATTAACAATGTTTTCTTGAATTGAAACCAAGTGCTCAACGTGGTCACTGTTTGTTGTACCGTACTCTGCTAAGCTACGAATTAACTCTTGCGGTGGCATTGATTGAATGCGTTGGGCGTTCAAGTCAACTTCAGCATCGTTACTTCTCGGATTGGTTTTACTGTCTTCTTCCATAATCGCTGCTGACAACTCAATAAGTTGTTTTAGTGCGTTGGTGTCTTCCAGTGAATTACCTCCAAAGAACTTCTTCAACGCTTCAGCGAAAGCAGTAAATGCATTGAGTATTTTTCCATACGAGCGACTTTTAACTTTAGTTGCCTTTAGTTTCTGTATGAAGTCTTTATTAGATAGTCCCCATGCAAGTAACTCTTTAGTGTTTTCTAGTGCTGGTAGGAACTTGGCATCAGTGATCCTTTCTTGTAGCTCTACCAATAACTCACCAAGTTGTTTAACCGCAGGATGGTCAGGCTGTGAGTCTATGGTGTTGGCACTGACAACGTGTAATAGCTCATGAGCAATAGTCTCTAGGTTAAGGCTGTTTTCTCTAAAATCCGAAGACTTCAGTAATAAAGTACCAGTACCTTTTATGTGTGCACCGCGAATACCATGCATCTTTTCTACTAACTTATTGTCAGTATCTTTATGGACTAACTGAGCCTCGAAGTCATCAGGTAAGTTTTCAAGTAACTTATTTATAAGACTAACGTGATACCCCTTTGAGCCAGTAGATTCTATGGCTTTAGTTATGGCATCTGTAAATGTATTGCCAGCCAGCAAAGCGCCTTCTAGTGCTCGGGCAAACGGTGTAGTTTCCTTTGAGCCAGTAACAGGAGTAGTTTGTTTAAGGTTCTTCTGCTGCATCTCCTTTGCGCGTTGCGCAGTCGATGCGGTTTCTGTTGCTCCGTCTTTAGATAGCTTAGGTGCTTCAGGTGATGTGTAAGAACCGTCAGCTCTAGCTTCATCATTCTTTTTACCTAGTTCAGTAGTAACACCGGTCCCAGGCAAATAATATTGCTGTACCGACTCTACAGTGTTACGTAGTTCACTAAGACGATCAGATGTTTCGCGTGCCTTGCGTATTAGGTACTGATAGTCATTGCCACCGTCACGTACTTTTTTACCGAACTGTGTGGACGTTGATTTTGTCAGCTTACCTATTAAAGTCTTTGCAGTAGATGGTGAGATATCTCCACGTTCTTTACGCTCATTGATTTCATCTACAGTACGGTCAATCAGGTCTTTAGCGTAACTAAACGGGTTGTTGTTGAACACGTTGTCCAAGAACGCTTGGTTAGCGGCTTGTCCAACTGCCTGATAGTTACTTAGACCAGCAGGAATACCGTCATGTACGTTGAATACATCGAACTGAGAAACTACAGGTTGGATAATACCTGCATCGTTTCCATGAATATTTTGTACACCAACACCGGGGCCGATATTGTCAGAGAACGTTCTAACAGTCGCTATAGAAGAAAGGTTCTTAAGTTGCCCTTCTCTGTAACTACCGTCAGGCTGCCTAACCTTTACTTTCACTGGATTAGTTGGAGAGAACGTTGCACGGTATGGATTACCTTTAGCAGTCTTAGCAGCAACATCTTCTTCTTTAATAGCCTGTAAGTCAGTCTCGTATGTACCATCACCATTAGGATTTTCCACCGAAGGCATTATGTGGTGTAGCTCGTCTGCAATAGCTTTACGGGTTGCTTCAGGTATCTCAGCAGACTCGTCAATAGCACCTTCACTTACCAGTCGTGCTTTTTCTTCTTTAACGCGCATTTCATAAAGCGTCTTGAATACTTCAGCTTGGTTCTTCATGTTGTCGATATAGACAGCACGATTAAACTTGAACGCTTGGAAGTGTTCTTCAATAGCATCCAGCATGGGTGATGCGAATTCTTTTTTAATATTATCTTGTACTATTATTAGGCCGAACTGATCGTATTCAGCTTCCCTGACATCATCAAGTGACTTAAATACATCACCACCTTTGAATAGGCTAAATGTCTTATTTTTACGGGTAGTAAGAAGTGGTTTTATCTGCTCAAGTTTACGATTAATTAGTTGTAGCTTTTGAGCGTCAGTAGGTTTAACTGTTACACCATCTACCTTTTTACCACCATGATTTAATATTTTATCAATTGTGGTATCTAGATTATCGATGATAGCATCAGCAAGGTCATTGGATAATGATGTTTTACCAGCACCGTAGACGTTCTGCATCAATGGGCTCTTAGCCATTTTACGATTAATCTCAAGGGATTTATCTGAGAATACATCTAAGCCAGTGAAGAATTGTATAGCAGCAAATAATTTCTTTGACTCAATACTGTCAGGGTTACGCTTAGCTGCAACAATTTCATCTTGTAATCGCTGTTGCCATATCTCAGCCTGTCGCTCATAGAAGTCTTTGTTACCTTCTGTTGATACGTGTTCACCGTAGTCACGTTTCTCATTAAAGAAGATGCCGCCTGCTTCTAACTCTTCACGTAAGTTACCTGCTGTACCGTTACCAAATATGAGTGAACCGATGACAACACCATTAGTGATACCATCTATTTCTAACCAGATGTCAGCCTCGAAGTACTCTCTCGGTTCCTTTGCTTCAGTAGCTTCTAAATATCGAGCCAAGTTAGTTAAGGCGTGTAATGAGTGGACGTTGTGCTTACCCTTCTCTACTGCCTTGATGACTTCTTCACGAGCTACTTTACCATCGTCAGTATTAGCCCATTCTTTACCGTTGGCCTTAAGTGCATTAATAGCTAGAGCGCCTTTACGAAAGACGTTATTAGCATCGTTAATCATCGGTTCAACTTGCGCTAAAGAGTCTTCCGCAGTCTTCTTATCGATATCGATATCAAGTCCTTGGGCGACACCTAACAAGAAAGCCTGCATCTTAGGACCGTCAGTAACGCTAACTACCTCTTTCCAGCTTTTCATGCCAACCATTGCTCGGTGTATCTTAGAGGTCTGAGGGTTTATCGTTTGATTGGTGTAACCAAATCGACCATAGTTCCACACTTCCATATCCAGGTAGAAAGGTGTATCTAGTCCTTTTTCTTTTAGGCTTAATGCGTTGCGCCAATTTTGGTAGTTCAGCCATTCTTTTAGTAGACCATTACCTTTAGCTTCTGCGCTGTCGCGCATACGCTTCGGCATAGACTTAAGACGGTTCTTTGCAGTAATGCCAAGTATACGTTCAATTTCTGAACCAGTACCTTCAGGGTCTTCGTCAGTGAACATAGACATGATTAGATCGTTGTCTTTAACAATGATGATTTCTTTCTGTGCTTGTTCAGCGGTCATTTGACGGGTACGTTCCGAAACCTTACGCATCGTACCTTTCATGTTCTTACCTTCCGCAATACCTTCACTTGGCGTGGTTGAAGGTTCTCGGTCAACACTGCGTGTTTCAAATAGGTTCTCAACAATGTAACCAGTGTCTTTATTGGCTTCGATAAGTTCACGTACTTCAGGTCTTAAACCGTTATCATCAAAGGGGCCGGTAGTATTATCGTGAGAGACAATAGCAGTTGTGTAAGGTACGTTAGATAGTAATTTACTTAACTCGTCCTGTGTTAACTGCTCTTGTTTTTCTGCACTAAGTCCAAGCTGTGAAAGTACATTGGCTCTGACTTCCGCGTTACCTGCTTGAACAATGTCATTCATAGGTCGTTGACGAAATTCAAGCATACCCATATCACTCATAGTAACAGCAGCAATTTGTCCTAACTGTAACTGCAGAACACTCATATCACGGGTAGATGACGTTTCTTCATTGAGTTTAATACCTAGCGCAGATACAACACTTTGACCAAGTGACTTGTAAAGCATGTTTACTGGTAAACCGTCACGAGAAATTGCACCGAGCAAGCTTACAGGTACGTTATCGCTGTCAGAAATATTAAAGCGTCGAGCAATCGTATTAGCATCTACAAATCGAGTACCCCGCGCATCATTGGCAAGCCAAGTATACGCTGTAGCAGCTAATGCGTTTTTAGTAGCCTCGGTAAACTGACCATCTTCCAACAACGGTGCGTATAAGTGGAACTCAGGCTTTTCTGAAATTTTACCTAAGTCAGGGATACTATTAATATGTTCACCGAATACTTCCGCAAACTGTGTAAAGTGTTGGATTGCTGACTTTTGTTTTTTCGATAATGTCTTAGTTTCTTTCGAGTAAGCCAAGACAGTAGAAGGTGCACGTTTAAGTTGCTTAACTAAATTAGGTATTGCGCGTACCAACGTTTTCTTAGCGTTAGGTACGAACTTACTTGCAAACGATGCATTTTCAAATGCTTTAGATGTACCGTCATAATCAGCAACCTGTCCTTCTAGAGCACGTGTTTCTGCTCTGACAAGCTTTAAGTCATCTTTGTAGTTCTGAATTTGTGTAAGTATCTCACCTTGGCGTTCACGTACACCTTCATTGATTGCAGTACGTTCAGTTACTGTGTAGGCTTCTTTATCAGCTAAACCAAGTGAAGCAATGACTTCATTTGTAATGGCTTCCTTATCTGAAAGTTCTGTACGTAGGTCGTCAATTTGGCGTTGTACTTTAGCTTCATCAGATCGTGAATTAACTAGCGCCTCATCAATAGAAACGTCTTCTTGCACTACTTCGCCTGTTTCCGCTTCGCTCACAGGCTCAACTACTTCTTCACCTTCCAATGGTGTATTTGTGGTAGTAGGTGCAGTTATCGTCTGCGTATTCTCTTCTGGCGTTGTTTGCGCTTCTGGCTGCGTTGTTTCTGTAATTGGTTGTTCAACAATGTCATTAGATACAGTCTCAGTGGCTTCAGGAGGAGTTATTTCAGTTACCGTAGGCGATGCGTCAGCAGTAGCCGTAGGTTGTGTCTGTGGAGCTTGAGGGGCTGTACTAGTTGTAGGTTGAGTTGACTGGGTAGTAGTAGGGTTGATGTCTCGCTTAGCTTGGATTAAACCATCTACTTCAACGAGTACATTTTGTAATGCTTCGGCCTCACGTTGAATAGTTGGAGCTATACGAGTCGTGCCGCTCTTAACTTCAAAGTTGTGTTCACTTGCTAGATAGTCAACAGCAGCTTGTTCTTGTTCGTTGTATTGTAGTGTGAAGTTACCGTTTTGACCTACACGGGTAAATGCACCTAACGCTAACTGAATGGCTTCAGATTTCTTTGTGTGTTTATCAGCAAATGCAGCAAGGTAGTCACGTGCTTTATTGGCAGCTTCAATATTACCTGCTTTAAGTGCTTGCCCTACGCGTTGACGGTATGCCTTAACACCAAAGGCACCTTTATCAGTTTTACCGTAAGTGCCTCTTTTACGTCCTGAGTAGATGTCTTTACTAACCAGATCTGCATTAGGGGAAGACTTATGTATGTCACTGCTTTCAGAAATAATCTGCATTGACTTCTTAGCAGTAAAACTATTCTCTAAACGAGTACGTTCTTCTGGTGTCCATTTATCTGATTGTAGAAGTGCTTCCATTTGCTCCACGCTAATGCTGTCTGGTGACACAGAATCAGTGTCTAAGATGCGTTGAGCATTAAGTTCAAAATCTTCGTTACGTTCAGTAGCACTTGTTACCTGCTCTATTGCTGATAACGTATTATTTTCTTTTGCTACTGTAGATGAAATCTTATCTATGTGACTTTCGATAACGTCAAGTGCGTTACCTAACTCACTGGCCTGTTCACGTAACTCAGGTTTTTTACCTTCCGTGTCTTCGCGTATTTCCTGCATTACAGCGTCTAAACGAGATACGGCTGCTTCCATTAAACCATCCATCTGAGCTAATGCTTCATTAGCTTCTTCGGTACTTGGTTTAGTGACATCTTGGACCTGTTCTTCAAATTGGCGCGAGATAGTACCCGTGATTTCTTCAATGTCTAATTTTTCTACTTTTTCTACCTGAGCAGTAGATTTTTCAATGATATCTGTATAATCCTTAGTCTCATTGGCAACTGCAACGGCTTGCTCCGTTTGCTGTTTACGGGCCTCAGTTGCTTTACTGTTAGTCTCGTTTTTTGTGCGAGCCTTTTCACCTAGTTCATTGAATTTCTTGGCTGTGCCTTCTGCCACATCTACAGCAGTTTGTACGGCTTGCCCTGTACCTGTAGTAGCACCTGATGCACCTGCACCAATTACGGCAGCTTCTAGTACACTTTTACCGTTGGTTTTAAGATCAAAGTCTTCACCAAATGCGTCTTCTTCAATAGCAGATTGGGCACCTTCAGTAACTGACTCCAGTGCTGATGAACCAATGACTTTAGCTGGTCTAGTGCCTGCTTCTTCTAACACAATACGTTTTGTAGATTTAGTTGTGTTTGGTTTTGCTTTACGTACACCGCGTGCATAACCAACTGCATTAGCAGCTCGTATTATGCCTGATGCTTGGGCACTTACAGCATCACCGGCAAAATCCAATGCACCAGCTAGAGCACCTTCTTGGTTAGCTTCTTCAATGTCGGCTTTAGTAACTATGGTGTCTTTGTCTTGGAGTTTTTTATCGATGACATTGGCACGTACATCGTTTGCGTAGTTAGCGCTATTAATTACAGCTAATCCTGGGACCGCTGCTGATGCTGCTCCCGCTAAGCTTTCAGCGGCATACTCAAATGTTGAAGCAGGGTTATCGATTAATGATTTACCGCCTTCTACAGCAAAGTTAAATAACGCCATAGGGTTACTCAGCAACCCTTCTTCATTTGCTAAGCCAGAATTATTATATGCTTCTTCAATCTGTCTAGAGTGTGCTTCACGGTTTAACGGGTTAAACGACTTAGCTATTCGTGTATCTTGGGTTAGTGTCTTGTCGATGTTACTTGCTTGCTCTAAGTTACGTATCGCTTCAGCAAACACTTCCCGTGCTGTACTAGATGATTCTATGTGATGGGAACTTGTACCAAATCTAGGCAGGTAAAATTTAGAAGTATCAACCTGTTGGTCTAGGTATGCACTATCTTCAGGGGAAAGATGTGTACCGTTACGCTCTTGCTGTAATAGTTGTAAAGCGCGATCATTTAGTTTACCTAGCAATCGGTTAGCTTCAGTGTTATTTGCGCCAGCAACTGCTTCTGAGAGGACTTGTAAGCCGCCCTGAGCCAAGCGGTTCACTAACTGTTTGCTTTGGCCTTCAAGCGTACCTAATTCATGATTAGGAACCCAAGAATTACGACTAATCTTGGCTCGCCTGATTTCTTCAGCAGCTATTCTGTTTTGGGCAGCCCTAGCTTTTTCGGCAGCAGCAGCAACATTTTGCGAGAACTTATCGAAACCGATGAGTTCATCTGCTCTTTTTTGGATACGATCACGCTTCATTTGTGTCTTTAAGACACTTAGTTCATTAGGCATAAGGAGGGTGTCTCTTTGATTGGAGGGTATTACGGGGATAATTAAGGGGTAACGAAGTACCCCTTTGAAAGATTACTGACCTTGTCGCCTTGATCGCGTAAATTCGTTCTTTAACAGGCGTAAGCTCTTATTAGCCTCATTTTGTAACGTATCACGCTTCAATACAAGGTCTAATAGGTTTTTTTCATGCTCTTTGTTTAAGGTGTATCGGGAATGGAGTATCTTGAAGCCATCCACAATTAGATCCTGAAACCCGTCCTTTTCCCAAACCTTACCTCCGAAATCCTTTGCGTATTTGGTAGCAGCATTAAGTAGTTGTTCACCTTCAGGCCCATTAAACACGTCTTTAAGTCCATCAGTGATTAACAACTTATCTTTAGCACCTTTTACCGCATTACCTGTCATTTCAGCAAGATCACCGAAAACATACCATGGTACTTCCCCTTCAGATTGCTCTACCACATACTTGATTGCGGAAGAGGTAGTAGTACTGGTATCTAGGTAGTGCCCTAAGTCGTCTGAATAGGTAGGCGCACTGTCCTTCATAATTTGTATTTTCTCGTTGGCACTGTCTATGACGCTGGCGTGGACACTCTGAGCATTAGCTAGTGATTCAGTTTGATCTTTGGTTAGACCGTTACGTTCGTTATAGGCATCCTGTAATCCAGATACAGTATTGCTAATTATTTGTGGATCAGTTACACCTGCATCCTGCAATTGTCCTTGAACATAATCTTCTAGGTTGGTCGGGTCATCAACATTCTGTAATGCATTGTTTCTAATGCCGAGAGCTATGTTATTTTGATTCCTTAAGTCTAGTGTGCGAGCACGCTCATTCAAAGTAAATTCCTCTTCACGGGCCTTATCACGAGCATCACTGATCATTTGAATTAGTGGCGCTTTATCAGCAATAGTGGTACTTGAACCAAGCTTTTGTGTCGCTTCGTCAAAGTTGCCTTGAGCTGCTAATAAGCGTACAGCGTTACTGTCTGGTCTAGCCGCTATTGCGGCCTGACTATCAGCAAACTCCTGTTGTTGGAGTAAGTCAGTACGTAAGGTGTTATCCCTGCCCTGTAACGCAGTATTTACCTCATTAAGATTAACCTGACTTGGATTTAGTCTTGCCAACTCAGAACTTATTTGACGCTGAAAATTACCGTAGTTATCAATGTCGTTAAAACTGTTGATGCGATTAATAAACTCTTGGGTTTGAAAATCACGTTGTTGGTTTTGTGTATCTAGTTCACCTTGACGGTAACCTGATGCAGCTTTGGATAGTAAGTCTAATCCTCTACCGATTTGTTCCCCTGACTGAATCGCAAAGCGATTCGAGTCAGAGAAGTTTGGCGCATTGATGTTACGCCATGTAATTGGTCCCATGATTAACTCCTCTTAACCACGTAACTTATTAAAGCTACCCATAGGGTTATTGCTGTTATTGTTATTTGGTGTTGGTGCTGCACTGGCAGTGTTGGTTGAGCTGTTCCACTGGTTAGTGCCAGAACTGTTGTTCAGACCCCATTGAGCCATATAAGAAGCTGCGTCTTGACTATATCGTTCAGGGTCATAGGACTGACGACTTAGGTACTGGTTGTATAAGTCATGATTTAGTAACTTGGTTTGTTGGTCAAAGTTTTGGTTGGCAAAGTTCTTGTTAAACGCGAACTGTTTCTTGGCTAGGCTTAGGTTTTGGAAACCCATCCATGCATTTGCAAGTCCACTGATGCCTTGAATCATCGGGACACCAAAACCGTTATGGTCTACGCCATTGTTGTCGGTGTAGCCTTTGAATCGGTCCCACCATGTAGGGTCTGTGATATCACCAGCAGGCGAGCCTGACCCTACGTTGGAGCTGAAAGTTATTGGGGAGTATTTATACATATTTGGTTGGTAAGAGTTAGATAGCATATTAAATACCTCGTATTCTGCCTTTGTTGAGGTTGGCTTCGACATAAGAACTAATGGCCTCAATACTCTGTACACCAGGGTTATTGATTTGACCGGTTCGTTCTAAGAATCGGGAAGGACTTTCGTTGAATGAAAGTATCGGGGATGTAGGTAATGAAGCATACGGTTTAAGGAGATTTGTACCGTACAGTTGTTCTTCAGTTTCTTCTATGAGTAATGCACGTTCTGTTTGTTGGTCTAAGAAATCCTCCATTTCTCTGTTTAAGTCAAGAATATCATCTTCTATCTTATCAGACACTGCTTTACTGATATTCAGGGATAGTTGCATCATTTGATCGGCAGCGAACTGACTAACACTGTCCAATACCTCTAAGTTCTCTAATCCACCATAAACCAGCAGTGCAACGGCTGCTAGTATGGCGAACTCTTCACCAAGCATTTGTACAGCGTAAGAGATCACATAGTAGGTAATTAACTTATTAACTATGAGAATAGCTAAGTACTTTATAGCCGCCAGTGTACCTGAAGAGGCCAAAACCGTGGAGAATGTAGTTACCGCGTCATAGCCTGAGTATATTGTTATAACTACTGCCACAATCAATACAATCGCTTTAAATATACTGGACTGATACCACTTTAACTTAGTTCGCTCATAGGCGTGCATGACAAGTTTCAAACTATCATATACAGCCATTTCACGGTCAGTTGCTGACATGCGTTCAAAGATGGTGACATTGAATGGTATTAGTATACGGTTCTCTAAAGGATCGTCAGCGACATCTTCAAGACGGGTAATTACCTTATGTTTACGGAACACATAACTAACGTGGTGTAGTCCGTTGACGACGAGCTCACGGTAAGTGTCAGAGTCTAATTGTTGTTTAATAACAAGTGAGTACTCGTTAGAACCATTAACCTTTTTAACCTCGATTGAGCACCTATCTGTTGCACTTGGTCCAACGTGGCCCTGAATAATGTCATGAGTTATACCCGTGAATCGCAGTTCGCTCTTAAAACCCTCTTGGTCAATGGCGATAGTGTAATCCAGTGCTGAACTAAGAACGGACGTAATGCCACTAAATAAACCAGTAATCTTAAGGTATTCAACTTGGTTTTCGAACTCTCTGTGCACGTAGTTAAAAAACTCAGCGATGTACAACTTTGAACTTTCATTATCAGTGTTGACATCAAACCCCATGAAGAAGAATGCTTCATCAATGCTACCAATATCAGGTGAACTGTTGATAGCCTCCCGAATTTGGTCAACTTCTACACCAATGGTACTTAACTGACCGCGAGCGTACTTATAGTGATCGGATGTTTTATCTTCCAGTAAGTCAGTGTTGTCAGAACGTAACCTAACAGCAGGTAAGTAATAGTTTACCTGCCAGTCTTCAGCATCTGTTTGTACGGTTGGTCTATCATAAGTAGGAAAACCACTGAACTCTGTACCATCTACGTTCTCCGAAAAAACCAGTATCTTTGGTTCTTTAGTACCGTTTGACTTATTGATGTAGTACTCGATGTAGTAGTAACGATCATGTGGAATGTACTCCGGCTCAAACGTCATTGTATAGGGTTCACTAAACGTATCAGTGAACCTAATCATATTGGTCTGATTAATAACAGTAGGTTCAAACATCGTCGAGTAACCATGTTGGTTACCTTCACTATCCACATAGTATCGGACACGTTTAGGCGTGTACTGAACAATAGCCTTACCTACCGCACTGACATTTATCGTCGCTTCGAGGTTTAGGTTATAGATGATATCGGCCTGAGCATCAGTACCATCGATAGTCCAATCAATTAACCTGCCGTAACGGTGTTCACTTGGTAACAATGACACATTATCAACATACTCATACGTGTACTCTGTCACCTGAGTCATCGTTTCACCGTTATACGTTACTATGTTTTCTGTCGTACTAGGTTGAGGTACTTGCGCTATGAGGTCTGGAAGTCTGCCTTCCAAATTCGCATTGTAAGCGGCTACGCGTTGATTGTAGTAATTCAGTAGTGAAGTATTTAGTGAGTTAGGATAAGTCGATACACGTGAAGTATACGGGTCATAACCGTGTTCCTTAAACATGTACTCCTTCATAAAGAAGTCATAATTACCTGATTGAAGTAGTACCTCAGTAACCTTTACATCTAGTGGTTCAGTGGGCATTGGGTCTAATTGTTTTCTTTCATACTCGCCAAGAAAATCAGCTAATACTTTTTTATCAGGGACCACGGTAATTAACCTATCTACAGGTATTCCCCCAGGGGCGTTGGTTGTGGCGTAGTTCTTGTACTTACTGACTGAGTTACTTAAGCCGTTAATGAACTCTTGCTTTAAGTGTTCTGCAAAATAACCTTCACTGGCTAATGACGACATAAGCGCATTAAGTCGGATGTCTTGCTTCTTCTCGTAGATATTAGACACATGCGTAGATACATGCGTGGAGTAGCTGGAAAATAAACCCATAAATAAAAAAAGGGAAGATAGACTTCCCTTTGCTCCGTGATTGGATGATTAAACCGAAGGTGCGCCAATACCCGTTGGGTCAGTGGTTCGCTGTACTGCATACAGGTCAGCATCAATCTTACGATTTTTAATGGTGTAGTCGTCAGCGAATGCTTGAATCTGCGCAGAGTACAACTCAATCTCTTTATTGATTTTGGTTACACCTGCTTGCTCACTAGTAATACGTTGTCCTAGTACATCAATCTCTTTGTTGATCTTACTGATTTGTGCTGCACCCTGAGCAACCTCTTGGTCAACTCTTGCGCCCTGCTTACCCAGTAAGACAACTTCAGCATCATGTTTTGATTTAATACTGCTTTCAGTTGATGTCTCTGCGACCAACTTATCAGCTTGTGCGTCAATGACAGCGCCCTGCTTAGTTACATTGGTAGTCTCAGCAGCAAGCTTAGAAGCTTGGTTTGTCAGTAGAACAGTTTCTTTATCTACTTTAAGTTTCTGTGAACCAGTAAGTAAAACTTCAGCAGCCGATTGTTCTGTTTGCTTAGTGATCAAACCAGTCTGAGCGACTAACTGTGCTTGTTGGGTAGCAAGGTTAGTAGTTTGCTGTGAGGTTAGTGCAGTATCAGCAACAAGTTTATTAACCCGTTCACCAGACTCTTCAATCTCTTGAGCCATAACAGCAACTTGCTTATCGATACGTAGCTTCTCTGCACCTAAGTTAAGTACTTGTGCTTGAGATAGTAGAACATCTTGTTCCAGCTTAGCGACTGAAGCGGTAATTTCATCAACACGTTTAGTGGTTAATGAGGTCTCCGCATCGATACGGCTGGCTTCTGAACCAAGATTAACAATTTGTTGGTCTGTTAGGGCTTTGTCTGAAGCAATTTTCAGTGTCTGTGCTGTTAGCTGACTTACTTGTTTATCTATCAACGTACCCTGCTTACCAAGGTTAACTGCTTCTGCTTGTAGGTTAGTTACCTGTTGAGTAGCAATTGCAGTATCGGCTTCAGTCTTCGCAGTCTGTGCAGCAAGCTGCGTCACCTGCTCAGTGATCAACGCATTCTGACTTATTAAGTTAGCGTTCTCAGAAGCCAAGTTGATTTTTTGTTGGTCGGTCAGTGCGCCTCGCTTGTTTTCATTAATGATGTTAGCGGCAATTTGTTCAACCTGCTTATCGACTAACGTACCTTGCTTAGCAATATTAGGTAGCTCAGCAGCCATGTTTGTCGTTTGCTGCTCGATACGGACCGTTTCAGCTTGCATCTGAATAACTCTGTACGTTGACTCAATAACTTGATTGTCTAGTACAGTACCTTGCTTAGTAAGGTTCTCACCCTCAATGACAGCATTTTCTGTTTGCTGTTTAACAAGTAAAACATCAGCATTTACTTTGTCTACCTGCGCATCAGTAAGTCGTGCTTGGTCTTTTAACTGTTGGTCAGTAAGGGCAAACTGAACCGCTTGTTGAAGTACGGTAGCACTAAGGTTTGAGTATACCTTCGCATAGTCTTCACCGTTGATACGATTCAGTTTGAACTCACTGTCTAAATGAGATCGAACACTCCGCATCAACTGGTCAAAGATACCGTAACCGTCTACTGAACCTTCTGTCAGAGTTTCGATACTCATTTACTTAACCTCGCGCTGCTTGTGCTTTCTTAAGTTCATCAAGTTCGTCTTGGGTTAATGGGTCCAACACTTCAATTGAGAACTCGCGTGCAGGCTTCGCCTTACGCTGCGTTACACCGTTTTTAGTACGTTCACTGTAGAACACGTTGAACTGTCGCGCTTTCAATACCTGATAGATAATATTCGGGATGTGGAAACCGTCATCCGTATTAAACTTAACAAACTTACGTACCGTACCGATGACTGAGTTACCTACAGTGATAATTTCACCGTCGAAGTCTTTCTTCGCAGGGTTCATGCACTGAATGTTTACGCGTACCAGCTTCATTGCTTCATCGAGCACTTCTTGTTTGGTTTTCTTAGGTGCAGCCTTAGCAGTAGCGTCAGTATCAAGTTTAGTCGCGTCAGCCTTTGCCTTTAGAAATTCATCAATCTTTTTCTGTAAGCCTGCTTCACCGATTTGAGCGCTGTAGGAAATACCGTAGCTATCCGCTTCGGCCTTTAGTTGGTCTAATGTTTGTGACATGGTGTTTCTCGAAAATTATAGGAAAGGATTAAGCCCCTTCAGGGAGTAAGGGGCTTGGTAGGAGGGTTATGCCTTAGCAGCAGTCATGAAACGTGCGATACGTTCAGGACGTAGCGGCAAGAAACCGTAGTACCACTTGATTGCCATGAAGCCAGTCTCACCGTAAGGGTCAGTACGGTCAGCAGTCTCTTCACCTGGCGGCTTGTGGATGATCTTAAACTTAACGGTCTTACCGTCAGTCTGGAAACCAATGGTAGCGAATGACTCGTCACCTACGACAAGCATTGGGAATACGTCAACGTTGCCGCCAGTCTGGTAAGAAGTGTTATCACCTACCGCGCCTGCGCCTTCGTAGCGCTGCATTTCTAGTGGAGTGATAATACGGAAACCAGCAATTGAACCAACTTCACCACGTAAGGTTTGTCCTGAAGCTGCATAGTGCTTGACTTCAACAAACGCTTTCTCGTTGTGGTAATCCTTCATTGCCATTAGCGTAGGGATTAGCTCAGAAGGTACGTACATCGGACGACCGCCACCGACTACCTTAGTATCGATAATACGAGTACCAGTGATAATCTTGGTTTGTTTCGGTGTACGGTTGTTATCTAGGTCAATGCCTAGCTTAACCAAATCATCGTAGGTAACTAAGTCAGCAGGACCAACTTGGTTAATCGTGATTGCAGCGCCAGCGTACTTCACAGTACCTGCGGCATTTAGGATATCTGACTGAAGAATAGCTTCAGTTAACTGGTCAGCACCTACAACCATTTCGCGGTTTACGTGCATACGTAGTTCAGAGTCTGAATCGAAATCAACTGACTCTTGCGTGTACTCATCGAAGAAGCCCATCTTTTCGATAGAACCTTCAATAGGAATACGCTTAAAGCCTACACGGTTTACACGACCACCGTTTTCAGATAGCAGAGGAATTTTGCTGGTAATGGTGCCGATATCTTTACTTGAGCCGTACAAGTTACCGTTTGCAATAGTTGCACCTGCGGCATCGATACCTTGGTCATTGATGTTACGATCATCAAGCAACGGCAGATAGTGGTAAAGCTTGATGGTCTTACCCATGTTCTTCGGCATGTTCTTAGAAGAAGCCAACTGACCGAAGTACTCTTCTTTCACCGCTTCAATGAGCGCTTTCTTGTAATAATGGTCGGTACGGTGCTGAACACCGATATTCGATTGGTTACCGCCAGCAGGATCGTTATATTGTCTAGTCATTGCGACTTAGCCTTATAGAAACTTGTCTGAGAACTCCTTTTCGAATTCTTCATCAGACATATTGAGAGGATTGATGTGGGAGGTTGGTGTGGAAGCTTTTGAAGAACGTGGGCTTGCGGCTGCGCGTTTACGCTTCGCATTGGCGGGTTTCTTGCTCTTGCTTGGGGTTTGTGTAGGTTCGGGGCTTTCTTGAGTTTTAGGGGTTTCTTCGTTGAAATTGCCCTGTTCGAATAGTCGATTACCTACAAGTCGATATGCTTCAATGTCAGATACACCTGACAATCGACCAAGCATTCTGTCTTTCTCAACTTCAGTGGCTATTCGGTCATAAAGACCATTAGCAATGTGTTCGTTGAGAGCTAAAAGTGTTTCAGGGTTGTCAGCGATTATTGATTGACTTTCCGAATCCCATTCTTTGTTTACGACATTGAGAGTCTTTGAGTAAGTGTCGGTTTGCTTAATCTCATTAAGTGCCTCACTTAGATCATACTCTTTATCGCCTACAGAGTAGTTATTCGGTTTGTAGTCAGGGTCGTTATCGTCGATTTCGTATGAATCGATGCCTGAGTCTTTTACGAGTTTTTTAATTGCATCTGGATTTTTCTTATCCAAATCTATGAGGAAAGATAACTTACGTTCATCGAGTAGACCATTGTTGTCCAACATCTTCATCATTTTGAGGTTGGGTTTCAATGAAGCCATCTTTTTATTGTAGTTAGCACCCATCTGCATCAAACGTACAGCGTCTTCTGGGTTGTCTACCTGCATATCCTTACCATTTGCCTTGAAAGGCGCTGTAAGGGCTTTATAGAAGCTTTCGTAGTCTACCTTGGAATCGTCAGAGTCTGATTCATTTTCATCGCTTTCATCTGAGTCAGTATCATCAGTTTCAGCATCTTCATCAGTCTCTTCTTCAGAATCATCTTCTTCTTCAGAGGTTTCATCAAAGTCACCTTCTTCATCTTCGTCAGATTCCAGTTCTTCTGGTTCATCTGATTCTTGTTCTTCTTCAACGCCTTCGTCTGCACCGCTGTCGCTAACAGACTCAGGTTCTTCGAATAATTCGTCTTCAGGTAATGGGAGTTCAGCAAACGCCTCGTCACTCATGTTTAAGATGTTATTTTCGTCCATCGATTAGTCCTCAGACTCTTCAGCATTAATCTCTTCGATGGCTGCATCCATATCATCAATGGCAGCACGCATTTGGTCGCCTAGCATTGAGATGGTGCGGAAATGTTGTTGTAGGTGTGAAATGGCCTTAAGCTGACTGAACAGTTCTTTCTGGTCCTGTTCGCTGGCAAATTCAGGTTCACCGAGTAAACCAGTAATACGAGCAGCTTCATCTTTGAAGTAGCCTTCGAGTACTAGTTTTGTGAAGTGTCGATTCTTAGTAAGCTGTTCCAGTGCTGTCGCTTTATCTACAAAACGTTGTGCTTCTTTTTTACTTACTTCGATTTCTTTGATTTGCTCATTAGAGTTCATAGAGGTTTTCCTTATTGTCCTGTCCCAAAGGGAGCAGATTGAGGTGTGATTGAGGTGTCCGAGAAACGGACACCGAAGGGTTGGTTAATTTGATTGTTTAGAAGAGTTAAGAGAGGCTTTAACTCTTTCAAGTTGTGCATTAGCAGAAGCCTGTGCACCTTGTTTTTGAAGTTCGCGTTCTTGTTTAACGCCAGCTTCTTGTTCAACAAAGTCGAGAGCCATTTGATCAGCTTTAGCTTCTTCACTTTCAGCTTTAGCGTAATCCAGTGTTGCTGACGCTTGGTTCTTCTGAACTTTACTTTGTAATTCAGCTAATTCGATTTCCAGCTTCTGAATTTCTAGTTCTTGTATTCGTTGTTGCATTGGGTCAGGTGCTGGCTGGTACTCTTCGATACGTTTAGCGAGGTCAGGCATTTTACGTAGGCGTGCAATCTCTGCACGTATCATTCGTACTTCACCTGGGTCTGAAGATGGGCCGGTAGTTTGCAACATGAAAGCAAGTTCTTGTGCTTTAGCGTTATCTTCTTCAGCGGTTGATATAGAGAGCTTTAAGTCAAACTTACCTGCTAAGTCATCGCGGTTGATCGCAATAAACTTCTCATTCGTTACGCGTACTATTTCTTGGTCAGAAAGGAACTCTGCATTCATTGCAACGAACATTCTGCCGATTTTAATAATGCCATTAGCCAGACGACGAAGAATACCAAGTTCTCGACGAGATGCGGCATCTAACGCACCACGAACACCTGTAGCTGTTTGACCAAGCGAGTCACCAGATAAGCCACCAGAGAAGGCTTTAACACCGGTAATAGATTCAGCTTCACCACTTTGTTGTTGATACATGAACTGAGCTGATTGAGGAATTTCAGCAAACTTGCTGACATAGAATGCCGTGTTAGGATCAGAGTTTGAGTTGTACTCAAAGTCACGGCCATTTTCCCATTTTCGCTTGTTAACTACATCGAGAGAGCCTTTACGCATACCGCGTTGACCATTCGCGTTAGATGCAAGAATGTCTATCATGCCGCGAGTGACTGCTCCAACAACTTCTTGGTTGTCCTTGATAAGCTCACCGTCTGGCTCACCGTAATATGAATTCTTTTTAGGTAGATAAGGTACTACTACAAAAGGTAATTCATCGAATGGGTAAGGACTTTCTTCCATTCTAATTAGTGTGTTACCAACCCATGTGGCAACGAAAGGTTTTACTAAACCAGTACCGTCAATATCCCAGTAACCCCAATATTCATGGGCAACAAATTTCTTTCTCGCTTCATCACGGAAGTTGAAATTATTGTTATCTGGTTCATGGTCATCTGGTTCAGCGAGAGCACTGTTAGTTGTAAGAACAATATTCTCTAAATTGGTATATAACCCACTTGCCTTAAGCTCGGACATTGACGTTGTAAAGTCATAGGCTACGAACTTAGCCTTTTCAATTTTGCCTTTAGCGGAGGGGTCCATGACTATATTGCTATAGTCACAGACTTCTACGGAGGGCTGATTTCTTTTAACTTGGGTTTCAGTAACAACCTTTGTACCTGACTGGAAAACCCGAATAGGTTTTTGAAGTTCCATTGAACGTAAAGCAGAACGCTTCTGTTCTTCAGGTAATTGCTCAAACTGTTCTGGGGACTGTTGAGCGGATGCCATGAGTTGTTGCAACTGGGCATTGAAAGCAACATCAGTTGAAACTTGTTCTGAGAAAACAGGCTTCTCAACTTCAACTTCAACTTCTTCATATTCCCAACCTACTCGCGCAACAACTGTACCTTCATCAACGGCTGCTCGCACATACTCGTCAATAAACGTTACTTTATCTATTGCGTGATTGAACTGATGATTCAGTACAAGTTGGTTTTGATATGCTGCTTGCTTATCTTCGGCTGTTACTGGACTTACGTTAAATACATCGTCAGTTGAAAGGAAGGGTTCTGACAAGGATGAATAGCGCCACTCTGCCTGCTTTCGAATAAGCTTAGGCTGAATAGTGGAGCGAGTTTTGCTCTTAGGTAATCGAGCCTGTCCAGTTATGTTTAGACGTTGCAGATAACCATCAATGACAGTGACTTGCGTGTCAGTCTCACTTCGGGCATCTGTATAGTCAGACTTGAGTTGGGATAGCGTTGGCTCGTTATCCCAATCAGTTAACTTGGTAGGCTTATTGGAAGGATCGTTTTCAGGTAGGTCTGTGGCGTTCATCAGGAGGGACAACTTATTTGCAGGATTTAAGTTGATCCTTGACGTAAGTGAATCAAGGACAGGAAGGATTTAACTATATGTGGGATCGTGAGGGAAGAGTTTTATTTCGAAAGATCAACCATATACGGTTGATTTATTGAAATTAGTTATTTTTCAGGAATTGTTAACTTAAAGGGTAAAGTAATACGCCTTAGTCAAAAACCAAGGCGTAAAGTAAATTAATTGGTCGAATTTTCACTGATTTTGGATTTTACGAGGTCTACCAACTCTTGTAGTTGAGTCTTTTCCGTAGCACCTACAGCACCGGCAATTTGCTGCAAGATTTGTAGGAATTGGTTAGACTGTTCTTTTAGCGCTTTGATTTGCAGATTAAGGTTTGCAACTAGGTCAAATGCATTAATTTTTTCTTGTTCGTTCATGGAAGGTGTCCTCTAGACTAGATTAGGTAGGATTTCGTTGGTAAGGAATTGTTCACACAATTCTTCAAGAGGTAGGTCAGCGTACTCAGGTTTTTCGAGTACATCTTTGCCTATGGTAAATAACGTAGTAAATCGCTCATTTTCGGTACGAGTTAGTGTGTAAGGATGTCGTCCTGCATCAAAGGCTTCTTGGTCAGGCCAATAGGCAAACTCAACTTGGACGTTAGAGTTTTCGTTGGAGTCGGTAGACTTCTCATTAAGAAGTGCAGCACTAGGTTGCATTACATCGAGATTAAGTGATTCGTTCTCGTTACCGTACCAATTACGATTATAGGCCGCAGATTTAACACGGATAACTGCAGCAGTGAAGCTTTGACCTTGTGGGTCAGTAAAATTTTGGTTGGAAAGCATGAGGAATTCCTATGTGAGATTTTATGCAGAAAAGGGATTTTCTGGCGGCAAGGGTTCTTATTATGTCTATTAATGATCTTTGTGTAAAGCCATCAGCTAGACGCTAGTTTGTTTTCATTGGTTTTAATTGAGCCACGGATACTTGGAATAGTTACCGTACCACTTGTTCCACTATTAGTAAGAGACACCTCTAACGTGTAAGTTCGAGCACCTTCAGTTGTTAGCTCATCAAAGATAAAGTCTGTGTCTCTAAATGCGAATACAGTTCTATTGATACTTACTTCTGGTTCATAAAGCCACTCTACATAATTAGGGGGATAGCTTTCACTGTGTAATGTGGTACTGCCTCGTTTTATTTTTACAAGCATTCGTAGCTTGCTTTGATCACTTACAGCGTTTCCAGCAATGTGTACAGTGATTGCTGACCTGAAAGTTATTTCTACTGGTTTACCTGCTGAGTTATGGGTTAGTGATACAGTTTTAAAATTACTGGCTGAACTGTAAAAACTATTCACTTGAGTTTCTATAATCTCACCTTCAAACAACTTACCACTAATAAAACCTGTACCGTCTTTCTTAATCCAAAACGTACCGTTGGCATCAGTTTTAGTGCCTGCACCCATCCATGTAATGTATGTACCATCGTCTTCAATAAGTGCTCTAAAAGCAGTATTTGAAGTGGTAGTTGACAGTTTTGAACCAATTAACTGAGCACCAGTTATTGTTCCTGTGGCACTAATTGTCTGGGCAAATAGGTCATTTACATCAATCTTCGACGCATTAACCGCGTTAGCTGACAAGTGGTGAGTATCGATAGTACTTGCAGCAATATGCCCTGCGTTAATCGTACCCGCTGCAATGTGTTGGCCCGTAATAGTACCGAGTGCGAGAATGTCACCATTAACAAGTAAAGTAGGAGCAACCCAGTTAGTACCGTCATATCGTTTTGTTGAACTGTTTGTCCTTGCTGAATTGGTGTACGTAAGATGATCGTTAGCTTTAGGAGCCTGACCCAAGTTACTTAAGAAATCGCTGGTTGCTGTACTACTTGCAGGGAAGTTTCCTGTCGAATTAACAATCGTATAGAAACCTGGGCCTACTGAACCTTTGACACCATTGGAAATGGTATAGAAGTCTTGGCTTATCTTTGCACCTGACGCAGTGTGCGTAACAATTACTGTTACTCTCTGCGACTCATCATTAATAAGTTGGTATGTAACGTGCTCACCGCTTTGCGTTGGCACGTAGGTATTAATATCACCACTGGTTCGATACACGCCCCACTTAATCGTACCTGTTGAGATAACTTGGTTACCTCTATAAAACGTGTAGTTCGAATCATTGTACTGACCGAAAGGTGGATTGAATGAACCATCCTCGTACTTAATGGCGGCAAACCCTGCAGTATGATCCCATGCCCCAAATACTGCACTTATCCCAT